TCGCACTCGCAAACATTGTGCCACAAAAAAGTGAGCTAGCCTCTATTACCTAGCTCACTTCTGTCCCAGTCCCAACATGGCGAATCCTTCCTCTAAATCCCGGCGTTTCTGCTTCACAATCAATAACCCTACGGACGATGAGTCGTCGAAAGTCGCTTCCTTCCTCGATGGGCCTCGCGTCGTATACGGAGTGGTTGGACGCGAAACAGGAGAAACCGGAACCCCGCATCTCCAAGGCTTCGTTATCCTCCATGCCCCGCAAAGATTCGCCTTCTTACACACCCATCTCTGCCCCCGCGCCCACCTCGAAGTTGCCCGCGCGAAAAGCCAAACGGCCGCCGACTACTGCAAAAAAGAGTCCGACTTCGATGAGTACGGAACCCTCCCCGACGCGCAAGGTCGCCGCTCGGACATCGAAGAATTCAAAGTATGGGTATCCTCCCTCGCCTCACGACCTTCCGAAAGAATGGTCGCCCGTGCGTTCCCCTCGTTATATTTGCGATACCGGGGAAACCTCATGTCACTCGTCGGTCACCTCAGCCCAGACCCCGAGTTCGGACTCGGAGACGACCTCAGAGGATGGCAGCGAGAACTCGCCACCACTCTAGACAGTACGCCCGATGATCGTACGGTGGAATTTATTATTGACCCAGATGGTGCGAAAGGAAAAACTTGGTTTGTGCGTTGGCTCCTGCAAAACAAACCTGATGATGTGCAAGTGCTTTCTATTGGTAAACGCGACGATATTGCACACTGTATTGACGAGACGAAATCGATATTTCTCTTTGACATTCCCAGAGGATCAATGGAGTATCTCCAGTATTCAGTTCTAGAAAAACTCAAGGACCAACTCGTGTTCAGTGGAAAGTACGAATCTAACACGAAGATACTGCCGCACCCCGTACATGTTGTAGTGATGTGCAATGAAGAACCCGACTTGTTGAAATTGACGCATGATCGCTATAAATTAACTAATATCTAGAGTACGTACTACCTCGCCGGTATCTGCCCATGGCATATCGTCCCAAACGGTAATAACTACGTCGGCGCACTAAATAGCGAGACACAGGCGTACGCGTGCCATAACGTCGATATGTCATACCCAAGTTGCGATAAGCACGGTAGCGTCGTTGGAATCGGCGTAGAGTTAACGGCATTTTAATGTTTTAATTCTTTGAAATATACACTGTTGGTTGATCGTGTGTTGTAATGAATGGCCGTACCCGTTGCTGGATAATTACGCAGCACATACACTGGATTGATGGGTGTCCCCCACCAAATTTCATATATAGGATGGTTCCATGTGGCATTGTCCGATCCTTCTAAGTAAATCCGTTGGGGAACCTTGAAATAATGTCGCACGCGCGCGACAGTCTTGCGACCTGCATGTCCGTTGGCTTCATTGTAAAACTGTGCGATAGGCATCCGTTTACGTGCCAATATGTTGTAATCCGTATGTTGGTTGAGTGTACCATGGATATGCTTTGTATCGTAGATGGTATACGGGTTAGTAATCGCCGAATTGGCATCCCAGTTCTCAAAAGGGTGATACCACACGTCAGGGTCATTGGCTTGTGTGAATAACTTCAACTTGAGTGCATCGATAGTCGCTTGATCTTCCGTTGGATCCTTGGCGCACTTGAATTGGATTAGCGCCCAATTAATAACGGCTGGACCCATGTCTCCACGGCCAGTAGCCGCCTGTACATTCTGTGCTTCGAAATGCCGATGGATCTTGATACCCTTCAGGTAAATAGACGTTGTACGACGGTTAATATCCTCATCGCCACCCGTCTTCTGTGGTGGAAGCGTTATACGACGCGAATACAAGACACCGTATCTCAGGTCATCGAATAACTCCCCTCTAACGTCAGGTTCGAATTTTTCAACGCCTGTCATGGAATGGGGCTTATCCGTCTCAATGCCCACCCCGGGCTTCCGATGCGTTACATGTGACATGTTGGCGTTATGTTTTCTTGGTGCACCAGGTGCCTTATGGGGTGGTTCCTTCGGTGGGGGGGAATCGTATGTCCCTATGGTTGCGCCGGGAGGTCCTAACCGGTAACGCTTGACTGGTCTTGCGTACGACCGATCAGTATGCTCGATTGGATGATAATAACGGTAACCACGGTTATATAAACGTTGTGATGTAACAGCAACCCCTGTATCCAGTGCTTGGCCACCGCTGATAGTTGCAAGTGTACCCAAAGTCGCACTCGCAAACATTGTGCCACAAAAAAGTGAGCTAGCCTCTATTACCTAGCTCACTTCTGTCCCAGTCCCAACATGGCGAATCCTTCCTCT